TTCTGAGAGTCGTCACTAATACGGATTCGACATCCGACATCCTGAATAAAATCACCATTTGTGCCTTCAAGATTGATAATCTTCTGCACTGAATCCAAAGGCAGCACAATGTTGCTTTCAGTCACTGTTTGAATCCCATTACCGTTAGAGGTAATTAGCTGCATTGATAATGGCTCAAGTGATTTACTCGCACCGCCTCGTGCCACCGCTTCGTCTGAACTGGATGCACTCATCCACTCAATCGTCAACGTCACATCAGCGTCTGCTTCGGCAATGATGTCCAACCACCGGAATCGTTTCACATACGCCATCATGTTCTGAGGAGAACGCACACTCCAACTATTATCTGTTCCGTAAATAACCTTTGTAATCCAACGAGATGGAATGTTTGAACCATCAAAACTATCGCCATCGAAAAACTTGTAACAAAACCCACCTTTGCTGGTCTGGGCCTCTCCAGTAAGAACAATCTGTGTATCTGAACTGGTTTCTATCGTGGTTGACGCAGCCATGGGCATATCAGGCCAGACATACCAGACACCCCACCGATAGTTCCACACGACAGCCTGGTTGCTTTCTGCTTGCTCTCCATCGGGTGTGGGCCCGGGCCAAAACCATACAACATGGGCATTTTCTACATCATGCACAGCGTGAATCTTGTCGCGTTGCGCATACAAAAACGTCTTGAGGGTTTCTTTTACAGGGGTAGAAATAACGACATCGTTATTGCCGTCAAATAATCGTATATCTCCGAGTGGCGTAAAATACGCCTCCATTACAGAGCCTGTTGTGACATTATTTCCAGAGGAGTCTGTATAAATTGCGCCAGCTGGAATTTGCACAACAGACCGATGAGAAACAGTACCTGTTACGGCATTTGATTTCGTGCGAGTCCAATCGCTCACACCAATAGATGTATTGTCAGAAACTATTTGTCCTGTTCCACTGACAGTCCAGATCGATCGCTCACAGAACACGACCAACGCTCCTTGGTAATCCCCAGAGAGTGCAGTAATGACATCCCCCACTGAACCTTGGTCAGTAAAGTCAATGTAGTTATCGATTCCCACCTGATCGGGTAGACCTGGGTCTGACCAATAGACTCGTCGTGGATTAGTATCGGTTCGTCCCCACCAAAGCCGCTGTTTGTGTGGCTCACAGAAATAACTCCCCGTTGGCGGTCCATCGCCATGCTCTTGAAGTGAACGGTTTTCTAGAATATCAAGGTCTGAGGCATTATCGGTGTAACTTGTCGTCGTTCGAACATCAATATATGTGACGAAGTAAAACGTCGATCCTGTCCCTGTTGTCCGATACAGTTCATACCCAGTGACATCTGAGTCACTATCAGCTGTCCAAGACAAATTACACTGCTCATCAGCGTATTGCAGGCTATTCGATGTGACAGAACCTGGATGTCTGGTTCCATCTGCCTCAAGACTAACGAGCTTAAATGTATAGGTTCCGTTGAGTTGCCCCGATGCTGTATTGACAGCAGCAGTGGGAGTTGGGGATTTTGCTGATGGACCGGCGGTGGAGAGCGACGATCCATTCCAAGCGCGGGGAGCAACGACACCATTCGCAAAGAATAGTGTGTTATCAACTTGAGCAAAATCGGGGATAGACCCCACGGACCCACTCCCTAAATCAACAATAAACGTCCATGAATCACCATCATTGGTCGAATACCAGAGTTCATACTCGCTTGAGGCAGCTTCAAACACACCGAGAAGCTGGCGAGTAAAGGATGCACCAGTTTGTCGGTAGGCTCTGAGCGCACGCAGTCGCGTGGCTGCACTTCCGGTATTGGTTGTGACCGCAGAACTGTTCTGTTTGCTATATCCGAGAATCTTCTTCGCACGACCCAACTTATCAATCCAGAGATTCCGAGAACCACTGGATGAATAGATCGCAGGGAGGGCCACAGAATGAATCCCCTCCTGTGTTCCCATGAAGACGCTGAAAACCTGAGTCTGTATTGGATATGGCATTACATCGTCCCTACATAGAATGCTTGACCATCGACCTCACTCAAGATAGTCGGCCCATGCCCTTCGTGAATTGTGACGCCATCGTCCAAAGAAATCACGCGGAATTTTTTGGGATGAGACTCATGGAGTGTGACTGAGCCACGAACTCCGTTAAGGCACATCACGAAATCATCACCCCTGACCGCTGCGAATGATCGAGAAACACCAAGTGCCGTCGCTTCCGTACTCCATTGCTGGTTCAACAGAGAGGGGAATGGATGTGGGCCACCACCCTCACCAACCCGCGTAGACTGCCAGTTAGCGACATCAGAGGGCAAGAGAGGGATAACCTTCGACAAGACCTTCTGGAGTCGCTGAGAGGCCAAGTCTGAGCCGTATTCGCCCTGATTGATGTGGACACCAAAGACATCGTGGTGCGTAGACATCCCACAACCCGCAATAAAGGCATTGAGCGGAGCCGCCGCAGCCACCGCGACTTCTCTTCCGCTAGAGCTTTTATCCCATCGCTGGTGTTCGTTATCGACCACAAATTCAGCGCACCCAGGAATCGGCCAGCGTCCATGCCACGGCTGACGGACCCATCGCCACTCACCTTCGCTTGTTGTTTGCTTTCGAGGGAAGTGAATCGTCGTCGCAGAGGCCGAGGAGCCGGTATTCAGATGCGTTAGACGCTCTTTCATGTCCTCCCATGTCTCAGCGGAAGGCGCAGATAAGGCGAATGGGGCATCACAACGCTCCTGAAACGCCGCAGCAGCAGAGCGAACCTCGTTGTCAGACCAATCGTTGTCTGTATGGTTCCATTCATTCACACATTCAACGAGACAAACCTTATCCCTATTGTCTTTAACAAGGTCGGCCCATCCTCTCGCTAATGATTCGGCATCCTTGATCATCTGACGCCTGGTAAACATTGTGATTTGAGAGCGCAGACCAAACGCTGCAAGAGCATCAATCGTCTGCTGCATAAGTAAGAAATAGGACGGATCGACACTGTTCCCGTTATAAGGATTAGTTCCTCCCGGCCAGTCGTGTGCGCCGAACCACCGGACATACGTTATTCCGCAACCACGCGCCCATTCTGCAAGGCGTTCTAGTTGACCGGGATTGTATTTAACCGACCATGGGGACCAGAACGCACTGACACCTACGGCTGGAAAGGAACCCTGATCGTCACGTAAAGCGTGTTGGTCAGTCCGTAAACTCCCCGTAAAAGGGCGCGACGGAGCCACCTCTGGCTCTGGTTGGATCGCATCGAGGATTGACGACATCGACCCGAACCGATCCTGTTCGTAAATCGCACGCCATGTCGCTTGATTGATGACACCCTGGTCTGGATTGCGCTTGACTTGATTCAACCGCGACAAAATGGCCTGTTCAAAGAGTTCAGGCGAATCAGACAGCAGGAGAAACGCACTATCCGTATGCGAATGCTGAATCCACCAGTCGTAGTCAGGCTTCTTCATTTTTTAATTGAGCGATGACGGCATCAGTTAATGCCTCAACAGACATCTCATGAAGCGGTGCCAACACTGTAATCAATGCCATTACTTCTTTTGAGGCGCTTAACGCATCTGTAGCATCTGCTGTATTCACAACATCTTTGTAGGAAGCAATTTCTTCTGGCGTGGCATCTCGCAACTGTTCTGTATCTGAATTCCAACGCTGTGTTTCGTAGTTTATGTTCTCGTGATCATCAAGTGAGATTCGGCCAATCACATAATCAGGTTGCAATGTCTCCCCGATATAGCAAACATCATTAAACGGTAGAATCGTTCCATTTTTAATGGTCGGATTGACATCGCCACCCGTTTTATTCCTGGTTTTGTACACAATTCGGCCCGATACTTGATGGACTACAAGGGCATAAGAAATATGGCTCATTTAGTTAACTTTCTTTAATGTCGTAGACGATCATTTCGCCGCCATCAATATCGCCCGACGACGCAGCCATGGTGATCGAGGTAATCACACCGCCAAGATTCAAAAAACCCGCGATTTGGTTAATGGTCGGATCACCGTTGGCA